TATGTGCCAGACTCGCAAGACTTAGCATAGGCTTTGGCTTCAGATTCTGTAGTAAAAATTTTGGTTTCCTCAGGACAACTGCGCTGACCCCAACCTGCCTCGTATTCGGTTACGATGACTTCGTAAAGGGGCCCAACAACCATTACTTCCGACATTTCGTTAACTCCTTCTAACTTGTCACCAGTATAAGGGATCTTAGATTTAATGTCAACCCATAGGTCCGGTGACAGTCTCGTACAGTTCCTGGAATTCGTATTGCTCTTCCTTTTCCTTGGAAAACGACTGCTTGTGGTAGACCTTGATCATCTTGCTAAGCGTCTTCTTGGGAATGGAATGGTCCTCATTCAACTTCTTGATGATTTCCTTGATTAGGTCCTTCTCGGCTTCAATGCGCGTGAGCGAACCAGATGCCTCGCCCATTGCGTCACGAATCTTCTTCTTTACTGATGGATCATTTAGACTCATTACTAACTCCTGTGATTGAATCCCACCTAAAACTACGCCACTCTTGCTTGTCTAGGTCAAAGACAGCGAGCGAGGTGGTTGGAACAGAGCGGGCACTCGCTTCTTTTGCTGGTTGATCCTTTGTGGGGATGGAAGAGTCAGCAAGGGTGCAGCGCATTGTTCGCTGGGTTCCGTCTTTTTTGGTAAAACTAACAAGCAAAGTTTCATGCCTCAAACATTTCCTAAGTGATTGTTGGTCATCTTCAAGTGTGTAATCCATAATGTACTCCTATTGAACACGTTCATTGTAGTATGAACCCGCTACCTAGTCAACGACGTTTCTATAGAATCTTTTACTCTAACTTCGCTTTCAATAAACAGGGTGCTTTCTTTGCTTTCTTCGACTGTCGGTGCGGGTGGTGTTTCCTCAACCTTTTGAGCAGGCGGCGTGAGTTCTTGTTTGGGTAATTCTTCTCTAGGTTCTGGTTCTTTCTTCTTCATTGCTTGTGCAACTGCAATGAACATTAGAACCGCGAGGGGATCAAAGGTAAAGACAATCAACAGAATTAGAATTCTTACTGATTTGTCTAATGTTTCCTTGTTGTTTGCATCATCGTATATCAATGAAGCAACATACTTGATTGGTCCCACCTCTGCTTCTACCTTGCGTATTTCTGCAGCAAAGGGCGCTCGTTCTTCGTTGAGCTGAGATAACTTTTTCTGTTCAACTTCAATTTCCTGAAGTAGTCTGGTACGTTCCTTGGCTTGGCTTCTACGTATAGACACAGCTTTATCGGCACCCGTTTCCGAAGAGCTTCTAGCCATAACCTGGTCAACTGCCTCATCAAGCTGCTTTAGTGCTTTGCGATTTACTTCAATGTTCTCCCGTGAGACCTTTATCTTCTCGTCTATAATTTCTACTTTTGCAGATACGTTGCCCGACACAAGGTTTTGTTCCAGGTATGCTTTTGAAAGGAATCCAAAGATACCCGCACTTGTGATTAGCATGAGAACGGCAATGGCAAGCACAAAGTATGCGCGCAGAAGAATAGGAGTCTCTTTCCAGTTTCGCTTTAGCCATGTGGCAGTAACAATCTTTGCTACCTCCAGAGTAGACCCCATAATGGCAATGGGTATCTGTGCAGCAGCAAAGATTGCCATAAGACCCACTATAGAATAGTAAGCGGCGACAGATGATAGTGCAACTGCTGTTGCAAGTAGAATGTAAGTCATAGCTTTACGTGTGTTTGGTGTATGCGACAATGAATTTGTCTGTTGTAGAACAAAGCTGGATTTTCTAATACACGGTTATCAATCTGTTCTCTAAGCTCAAGGTAAGACATCATTCCCTTGTTCTTACAGTAATAAAGGATGACTCTCTTGAAGCAAGAGGCGCCAAACTTTTCAACATCTTTTTTCAACTCATCTGACGAACCGTAGTATTCTCTCCAATCTGATTCTACCTTAGACCTTTTCTTCTTTCCCTTTATTGTTTTTGTTTTCGAGAAGTAAAACGTCTTCTTACCAAAATATCTTCTACCGTCTACCGTGTTTGTTATGCAATAGACAAACCCCACAATTCCTTCGGGTATTTCCGTGACTTCTGACTCATTGTGTAACCAAGTCATTCGAAGTCTGTGTCCAGCTCTTCTTCAGACACATTGTACTCTTCGGAGATGTCACCGCCGCAGGCGGGACAGTAGGAAATGTCTGCTTTACCAAACATTCCCTCTTTGTATGTTAGTGTTCCCTCAAACCCACAAGATTCACACTCTATTGTTCTTTTAGCCATAAAAATACCCGAGTTGTTCTCGGGTATTTATGCCTTACTCTATTTTGCCCAGACTTCTTCCCAGGTACCCGTTAGCGCTCCTTTAGAATAGTCGGTAACTCTTTGCTCGAAAAAATTCGTGTGTGTAGTACCCAACATTCCGTCTACCCATGGCAATGGGTTCTTCTTTACCTTGAAGATTCCCTTCATACCAAGAGAAATAAGACGACGATCGGCAATGTATCTAATGTAGGTCTTTACTTCTTCCTTGTATAGACCCTGCATGTCGCTAACACCAAAGGCAAGATCGATGAACTTGTCTTCTAGTTCAACCATCTTTTCCGCAACAGTGTAAATTTGTGCCTTGAGCTCGTCGTTCCATAGTTCCTTGTTTTCCTTGATAAATTCTCTAAAGAGACGAATCATTGACTCGCAATGTAGTGACTCATCGGCGATGGACCACGCGATAATCTGACCCATGCCCTTCATTTTGCCAAAGCGAGCAAAGTTGAGCAACATAACAAATGAGCTGAACAGTTGCATGCCTTCTGTGAACGCAGAGAACACGGCAATCTGTTGTGCAATAGTCTTCTCATCTTGCTTTATGAAGGTAGAGATGTAGTCGTGTTTTTCTCTCATTTCCTCATACTGGAGAAACTCGTTATAGGTGGTCTCTGGCATACCCAGAGTCTCAATGAGATGCGAATATGCTGCTACATGAATTGCTTCACGAGCCGCAAAGCTGGACAACATCATTCTAATTTCCGGCTGAGGGAAGTTAGGCAGATAGTTCTTAACATAAGCACCCGATACATCAATGTCGCCTTGTGTGAAGAATCTAAAGATATGAGTTAGAAACTTCTTCTCGTTTTCGTTTAGTTTGTTCTTCCAGTCAGCCACGTCTTCCAACATAGGAACTTCACCCCATAACCAGTGCATTGATTCGCTTTGTTTGAACGCATCAAATGCCCAGTCGTATGTGAATGGTTTGTAGTAGGTACGCTCTTCTGTTAGGCGTGGTTTTACTTTTCTAATCATTTAGCCACTCCGTTAGTTCTTCTTTGTTCTTAAAGCTACCATGTCTTTTTACTTCTGCTCCATGTTCATTGATCATGATCAGTGTGGGAACAGAACGAATACCGTACTCAATAGACAAGTCTATGTGTTCATCTATGTCAATTGGTTCAATAGGAAATTTAGTATCAATGCCTTCTAGCATCTTGCTAAGACTCTTGCATGGACCACACCAAGATGCTTCAAATTTTACTATCTTCATAGTCAACCTTCACATATGATTACTTTTAGTACCGTTTCTTTTTCTGTTATACGGCTTCATGCCCGGAACAAAACCATCAGGCACTACATCTGATTCACCAAGGTATAAATTTTCCAAACCATTGTTGTACCATTTTCTACCCTTTACGTAACTCTTTCCAAGAAAGGGGTTTTTTTCGGGGTATTTTTTCATTGGGTTTTCATTGCTTTTCATTCGTTCTCGTGCTCGTTTTTTAGAATTTTCTGATTGCCCAGGTGAGAAGATTTTGCTCCTCAACTTTGCGCCAATAGAGAAATATTTTTTAGCTCTCTCGCATTGTTTGCTCGATATGACTCTAATGTTTCTTTTATTCATTTTTGACATTTGAAAAAAGGCGTAGTATAACTTCCATTCTTTCGGATACATCTTTGTCAAAAGCCAATGTGCTATGTAATGTTCTCTTGCTGTCAAGAAAACTAAATTTTCATCACTATTGTCACCACCAACACATTTTGGTTGTTTGTGGTGTCGCTCATAGTACTCGCCTTCTCTTAGAATAGTTCTTGATCTTGAACTCATTAGAGCATCGTAATGTTTTTTGTAATCCATGTTTACCCTTCGCACTAAATTTATATTTAGTAAAATCAGTTGTGCGAAGGGTAAGCATATTTATTCACATGCGATGCAAGAGCTACCTTGTGCTAGTGCTTCTAAGTTAATTTCTTCTTCAATACGCTTACGCTCAACACGTTGTCCAACCTTGTCGGCTTTGCGTAGTTTTGAACTACGGCAGTAATAGAGTGACTTGAGACCTTGTTTGTATGCCATAAAATGCACTGCATGTAGGTACTTGATGTTTACATCGGGACGGAAGAACAGATTCACGCTCTGTGCTTGGTCAATGTACTGTTGCCTATCCGCGGCATGTTCAATAATCCAACGTTGATCCAATTCCGCTGCCGTCTTAAACACAAACTTTGTGTTCTCGTCCATCCAATCCAAATGCTGAACAGATCCATCATTAGCGGTAATACTAGCCCAGGTGTCATCGTACCACGATGCTGATTGTGTTTCAGATTCCTTCTTGATGATTGCATCAAGGAATCTGTTCTTGGTTAGATAAGCACCACTGGTTGTATCTTGCCTGTAGGCATTCGCAGCGTATGGTTCAATGCTAGGCGATGTATTACCCATGATGATAGAACTAGACGCATTAGGTGCCACCGCCATAACATGGGTTAGGCGCTTCATTACGCCTCCTTCTTTTGCATCGGGGCATGGATCGCGTTCGTGTGCTAGTTGTTCGTTAGCAACATCCAATTCTGTTCTGATGTGCTTAAAAATGCGGTTGTTTAGACTCTTTGCCATTACACCTTCAAATGCTATTCCTTTTTTCTGAAGAAGAGCATGAAAGCCGAGGGCACCAACACCAACAGAGCGCTCGCGCCAAGCACTATATCGCGCACGTGATATGCTATCAGGAGCGTTATCAATGAAGTACTGAAGAACGTTGTCCAACATCTCAAGTACGTCTCGAAGAAAAAGCTTGTTATCTTTCCAATCATCATAATACTCCAAGTTTACAGAGGACAAACAACAGACAGCAGTTCTGTTCTTATCTGTTGCCAAAGAAATTTCACTGCACAAATTTGAACCCTTGATGCTCAACCCAAGTTTCTTTTGGTACTCGGGTAGTGCTCTGTTTGCAGTGTCATTGAACCAAAGGTATGGCTCACCAGTCTGCATTCTCATTTCTAGAATTCGCATCCACAGATCCTTCGCGGAAACTGTTTCTACTACATTGCCCGAGTTAGGTTGTACAAGATCCCATGAATCATTGTATGATGGATCAACCATGCAGTTCTCAATAATCTGCATGAACTTGTCACTAATGTTGATGGCATGATTTAGATTCAGAGTACGCATGTTCTGATCGCCGGTTGGCTTGCGCATCTCCAGGAACTGAATAATGTCGGGATGGGAAACATCTAGGTATGCTGCATAGGATCCACGACGAGTTGTTCCTTGCTTGTATGCAAGTGATGATGCATCGTATACCTTTAGGTGGGGCATAACACCAACGGACTTCTCATCAGAGCCACGAATACCAACGTGAATACCCACGCCACCACCCATCATTGATAGCCAGTTAGTCTCTGATAGATTAGAGACAAGTCCTTCTGCGGTGTCTTCTAGAAAATTCAAAAAACAACTGATCGGCATCCCCCGTTTGTTTCTACCAAAAGATAGAATAGGAGTGGAGTAGGACAACCAGTGTTTACTCGAATAATCATACAGTCGTTGTGCGTGTTCTTCGTTCGAGGCAAATTCTTTTGAAACATATGCAAATCTGTCTTGGGGTGATGTTTCTTCTGGGCGCATGTACGAATCACGTAGGCGTTTAATGCCTAGTTCATCGAACAATGAATCCCGACTGTAATCAATGTCCATGTTGTTCCTTATTGTAGAGTCTGTATTTATTGAAACCACTGCGGCACATTACGATTGGTCCACTTGGCAAATTTTTTCTTTTCATTTATATAATAGTTGCGATAGCTTTGTACTGCGTTTCCTGGTACCTTGCAATAATCGGGCATTGCAGGGGGTGGCTCGACCCATCCCCTTGCGGTTAGATTCTTTGGTAGTTGTGACAACATATCAACAAACTTTGTTGCCTCAACCTTATGAACTTTTTTGTACCTGTGTGTATATTCCTTGCACAAAGACACTAGAAGTTCATGTAGAAAG